CGTCTCTGACGCTGAACGGCAGAACGCGCTCGATATGCATACGAAAGTATTGTCCACGCGCTTGGACAACCCCAAGACCGGCGCACGCGTGATCGTTGAACAGCGGACCCACGACAAGGACGTTTCGGGGTACGCGCTGGCAAACGAAAAGGGGTGGTTCCATTTGAATCTGCCCTTGCTCGCCACCAAGCGCACCGTGATCGTCTTTCCGCAATCCAAGCGCGAAGTGGTGAGGGAGCCTGACGATATTCTTTCCCCCGTGCGACATGGCAAGGCCGAAGTGGAAGACCTGCGAACGACCATGACCCCGGAAGTGTTCGAGGCGCAATGCCAGCAGGAGCCCAGCTCGGATGTGGGGAATATCCTCAAGCGCACTTACTGGAAGCATTACACCGTTCTGCCCACCGGCTTTGATTATGTGATCACCAGCTGGGATATGAATTTCAAGGAAACCAAGACCGGATCGTTTGTGGTGGGACAATGCTGGGCCAAACGGAGTGGACTGTTTTATCTGATGCCAGTGATCGTACGCGCGCGGATGGACTTTGCCGAAACGTTGCCAGCTGTAGAAAACTTCGCCCGGACAAATCCGACGGCCACCGCCCATTTGGTTGAAGACAAAGCAAACGGGCCTGCGGTGATTTCATCCCTGCAACAAAAAGTCCCCGGGCTGATTCCCATGGGGGTCACCGGCTCGAAAGTGGCCCGCGCTCAGTCGATAGCGCCTTTGATTCGTGCAGGGAACGTCCTCATCCCAGATCAAAGCATCGCGGCATGGGTGCCGGAATTTATTGAAGAGTGCGCGAAGTTTCGCGGGACCGACGGTGAAATCAACGATCAGGTTGACACGATGAGCCAAGCTTTAATATACCTGCACAATATCCCAGTGGAAGCGACCGAAGAGCAGGAGGACGAAACGGAAACATTCATCGAGTTGGATGGCTTAAGCGCCGGGGGATTCCGCTAATGTTCGATCTCATCGTTGCCACCTACCGACGGAAAGTTCAGGAAGCGAAAAATAATTTAATGCGTACCGAGGTCGAGGCGAAGGTGCTGGAAGAAGCCTCCGACTTGGTGGTTGACCGCCCGGACAATACGGCCGGATGGGTCCGCCGCTATCAGGTGAACGACTGGGAAAAGGGCCACATCCAAGCCAACCAGCTCGAAGTCGTTCGCAAGTGCCGGGAGTTCGATCGCTGGGATGCCCATGCGCACGGCATTCTGAATACCATGGTGAATTACATCATGGGCAAGGGTTTGAACATCCAGCCGAAATCGCATGATCCGATGATCTGGTATATCTGGCGTGAGTTCTGGACAGCCGACCGGAACAAAATGCAATTCAAGCAGTTTGAGATCGTACGCCGAACCTTTCGTGATGGCGAGGTTTTCATCCGATTTTTTGACAAAGACGACACCGACAAACCCACGGGAAAAACGACCGTGCGATTTCTGGATCCGCTCCTGGTACGTCACCCTACCGATTCCATAACAGGCGTGAGTGATGCCCCAAATGAGAGCATTAAAAACGGCGTGGTGACAAACCCTGAGGATGTCGAAGATGTGACCGCCTATCAGTACATGGACCGCGTAAACCGAACAAAGTTTGAAACCATCCCGGCCGATGAAGTCCACCACATCAAGATCAATGCGGATTCCGATCAGAAGCGTGGTGAGCCGGGGATCCAGACGCTCCTGCAGTATTTCCGGCATTATGAGCAGTGGCTTGAAAACCGCATTATTCTGAATAAAATGCGGACGGCCATCGTGATGATCAAGAAGGTCGAAGGGACACCGACCGAAGTGGCCGCGCTCTCCCGCACGCTCCCGCTGGCCACTCGGCAGGTCGCTAACGAAACGAAGCAGAAGAACTTTCGAGGCGGTACGGTTATCACCGAAGGACCGGGCGTGACCTACCGTATGGAGTCCCCAAATATCAACGCCAATGACGTGAAGGAAGACGGCCGGAACATCATGCTGGCGATGGCTGCCGGAATGAACATGCCGGAGTATATTTTTGGGGATGCGTCGAATGCCAACTACGCGTCGACCATGATTGCCGAGTCGCCTTTTGTGAAAATGATTCAATATTTTCAGATGTTCTTCGAGTATCACTTTGGGAAGATTTTCAAAGCGGTCATTGAGAATGCTGTCGAAAACGGGATGCTGGAAGCTCCAAACGATGATGAGTTTGTGGCCCAGTTGAAGAAAATACGTACTCTGGCGGAGGATGTTCAACCGCCGGCCAATGATGCTCAGGAGACCGAGAAACCTCAACTCTCGCCCCGCGACGCCGCGCTTAAAGAGCTGATGCCGGATGGGAAAATGGAAACCCCCACAGAAATTTTCTATGGTGTCGATATTTCCTGGCCTGAAATCATCCATCGCGATATCAAGGAGCAGGCCGGAGCCCTAGCGCTCATTCGGCAGAACGGATGGATTTCAGATGCCACCGCGACAAGCCAGCTGGGATATGACTATGGCGAGGAAGTTCGGAAACAACGCCAGATCGAAGAAGAAGCCGAGATCGAGGACAATCCGCTTTTGGCGGTCGGAGGCCCTGCAGGAGATGCCGCTGACATGGCCGGTGAAATGAATAGCCTGCTAGGAATGCTCACACCCCAGGAACGCAATACGGTCTTGAACTCCAGCGATCCCAAAGAAATTCAGGCCATCATGGACAAATATCAGAGCAACGGGAACGGAACTAAATCAAAGGCAAAAGCCGGCGCTCAAGAGGGGGATTAGATGATCAAACGCATTGCTTTATGGGCTTTAGTGCTGACGACGTTTTTACTGATGGGATCTCCGGCCAAGGCGGTGGATGTAGCCGGCCTTGGGACTTTACATCCCGTGGCCGAACCATCTGCGACCGTAGCGATCAGTTCAACCGGTGTCTCGGGGGCCGCTGTTACCGCTACAATACCTGTGGTTGCCGGGAATTTCCATTACATCAATCTGGTTAAAGTGGTTATGTATAACACGGCAGCCCGTACTGGCGGCGCTGTTCCGGTTACGATAACCACAACCAATATGCGCGGTTCGCCTTCGATGATTTTTGACAGCGCGGGAAATGTCGGAAATTCTCAGGAGCGCGAATGGCGCTTTTCCAATTCGTTTAAAAGCCTGCTGGCCGGGACCATCACGACCATTATCTGCCCGGCTACTCCTTCCGTGATCTGGCAGGTGATCGTCTTCGGATATGCTGGAACGTAAAAATTTTGACGAGATACGAGTGAAGTTCTATAGTAACGCCGTATCAACAAATGTCGCTTAGTAACATCATACGGGACTGGCTTCTAAGCCCGATCCTGGACAAACTAAATTCCATGGAGGCCAAAATGGCAACAAAAGAAGAATTGGACATTATACTGGCAGGAGTTAATTCGGCTATTTCCACGCTAGCCGCGGACCTGGATGCGGCTTTAGCCGCGCTGCAGGCAAAGATCGATGCGGGTGCATCGGCGACAGACTTATCGACCGAAGTCGCTACGCTCAATGCAATCAACGCGGCGGTGCAGGCGATGGATGCCAAAGCTAAAGCGGCCAATCCGCCGCCAGTCGTTTAGCGGAGGTGCATGATGGAAATGAAACTAGGTCAGGTTACTCACGATGAGGCATCCAAGGCGAACAACGCGCACTATGATGCCAATAACCAGATCATGGACCACGTCAAAAGCATGACCTTGGCGGGCAAGCGGAAGCTCATTGAGAAACTGCCCGACCATGTGAAGGCGGCGGAAGCAGACGCCAAGGGATAGCATGAAATGGGTGCGACGGCTGGGGCTTCTTTTTCGGGTGGCGTGGATGTTTTTTTCGGCTTGGCGGGTCAGTTATCTCTATCCGTGCATAAACAAGGCCGCCAAGCGCTTCCTCATCCGGACCGCTGTCAACGACAAGACGTACGAACGATTCGGGGAAATCAGGCCCAAATGGAAAAACCAACCCGCGCGCGAGCAGACGGATGATTGAGAGATCATGGGAGCCCGAGGTCCGAGAAAACGCAGTGACCGATGCCGATGTTCACATGAGAGAAAGGACCATTATGTCGATCGTGGCGGTGGGAAGAATGGCGGGGAACCCTGCGCGGAACGCATTGATTTGGGGTGTCCCTGCATCGCCTTTATTCCCTCGAAGAAATCGACGATTGTCTGTGTCTGTAAGCATGGCGTTGACGAGCATCATTTTATTGAAACTGACGTGGCCTACTGTGAAGCTTGGCAATGGGAGTGGTGCCCTTGTATGAATTTCGAATGGGCCGAAACGTATTGACTAAAGGGGGAGCGAATGAAATTAGTAAAAATGTTTCTAGCAGTGGTGTTAGCGGGTGGCCTTCTTCTTGCCGATGGTAAAGCCCATGCCTTGGTTTCAAGCCCAGGGACGGTGACATTCTCGAATCCTGCGGCTTTAAGTACGACGGCGACGTTTAGTTCGTCCGGCACTTTTGTGCTTCAACTCTGTGCGTCGGACTCAACCAAAACGACCTGCCTTCCAACGACGGTAACAGTGCTGGCAGCTAACATCGCTCCGAATGTATCTATCGGGGCGGCTAATGGCGTGATCGCCGGGAATGGGTGGGGAATCCTTGTATCCCTCGCGGCGGGGACGGTCGGGGTGTCCGCTGTGCAGTTTGACATGGTGCTTCCGGCAGGCATCTCGACGCCGACTGTTGTTGCGGGCGCGGCGGCCACGGCAGCCGGTAAGACGGCGACCGGGAACCTTCTGGCTGGGAATGTCTATCGCGTGATTCTCGCAGGACTCAATACGACCAATATTGGGTCTGGTGTGATAGCGAATGTGAACGTGCGGACGGACCCCACCCTTTTATCTGGCATCTATCCTATTACGATTAGTGGTATTTCCGGGTCGGATGGAAGCGGAGTAGGTGTTCCCATGACCGGGACCAGCGGGTCTCTAACGGTCGCCGCAAACCAGGCCCCCGCCTTAACGATTGGCGCTAATCAGACCATTACACTCCCGGTTTCGGCTACCCTGATAGGGACAGCTACTGATGATGGAGCGCCGAATCCGCCAGGCGCGATGACCTATAACTGGACGGTTTTATAAGGGAACTGTTTATCTGACAGCGAGGTGTATCGAAAAAGTGCCAACATTTATCATCTCCATTTCTGGGATTCTTTTGACGGTAGTTCTGCAAGTTATTTATCTTTTTTACCGTCTAGGTCAGGTATCCGTTAAGATTGACACGGTTTGGAGTTTTTTGATTCGCCGGGCAGAAGTCGAGATCGTCAACAAGGGGTGGGGTAAACTTAATTCGCCGCTTGAGATTGACATCAATGCGATCGAGATGATCGAACCGCTCGTTCGTGACATTATTCCGTTTTACCGGGAGATTCTGATCCGGCGTCCGAATATATCCGACCTGGACTTGTTCATTGAAATTGAGAAGAAATTCGGGGACTCGATCGTAAAGTCCATCTGCGTTCCGCACAAGCTGGAGCTTGGCGGCTGCTTGCTGTTAATCATCATGGCCTGCAAGCAATTTAGTGGGAACAGCGGAAAGGAACATTCATGACTATCGATGAAGCCAAAGAAGTGTTGCGCAAAGAGGCAGAACATCTCCATACGACTCAGCCGTTAGTTCGGGCGGTGATAACTCCCCAGGAGAGAGGCGATTTGGGAATAGGAATCAAAGTGCGATTTACGGTAGGCCCGATCTCATTTGATACGGAGGCCGGACCTGAACAGATTGTTACGCTCGTTAAGCGCATTGTTCAGGAATTTATCGCGGCGGACATTATTCCCAAGAGCTCCACTATATCGTAAGAATCGAAATGCCGATACAGCTCGCCCATCACGAAGTGATCGCCCGCCGGATTCGGACCCAGCGGGTCGAACTCTTTGCCCGGCTCGCGCAAGCCGAAAAAGCGCTCCGGGCAATGCTAAATGCTTTTACGCAAGCGGTCACTCGCAAGGTAATTGCTCAAGGCAACCAGCTCTCGGGCTTAAAGCCAATCACCAAGACGCTCCATGCCCAAACCATCCTGCTTCGCATGTCGATGCGCGTCTGGATGAACGCCTTGATCCGCGATGCAGTCAAGATGGGATTTCGACACCCGGGAGATGCGCTTAAACCAATCTTCAAACACAATCAAGAAGCGGTCACCGAGATCGTTGCTGAACAAGCTCTGTTTGAAGCGCGACTTTCCTTCGGCTTGGATAAAACCTTTGTAAAACAGGCCAAGCCGGGCGTAAAAACCAGCTCGGCGAAATGGACGGCCATCGGGCAACAGATCATCCGCAATGTCGCCAAGAAGAACCTGCAGGGACTGACCATATCGGAGCGCATCTGGGATCTGACCGCCCGGACCGAGGCTGATCTAAAACGCATTATCGCCAATGGGATTGCCCAGGGGAACTCGCCCTATGAAATATCCAAGGATATCGAAAAGTACATTTCTCCCAAGGTGGGTATGGCGGATGAGCTGGGTATTCAAACCGGGCCAGGGGTTTATCGATCCCCCTATCGGAACGCCATGCGTCTGGCACGCACCGAAACGAACCGTGCATATACACAGGCCAGCTCGAATTTTTATCAGAACAAGCCCTGGGTGAGCGAAGTCGATGTGATGCTTTCGCCCGATCATGATACGCCGGATGAATGCGATGACCTGGCCGATGCAGGGCCCTATACGCCGGAGGCTGCCGATGGATTGATCCCCGCGCATCCGCATTGCATGTGCTCGCTTACACCACGGATCGATCCGGCTTATTTAGGCCAGGAAGATCAACCGAAAGAGGACCAACCTGAGGAGGGCGACTGATTGCAACCGATGCCTTCATACATGCCGTGGTATATTCGATGGATTCAAAGAACCATTGACTTCGCAATGGGATTGTTCTATAAGAACCCCGATGCGGGAGGAAAATTATGAGTTTTGAGCACAAGGAGGCCGCCTGATGCCCTATTCATCGACTGCTGAACTCCCCGGCTATATCCGCAAGCTCTCCCCCAAAAAGCAAAAGCAATGGATGTCCGCATTCAATTCCGCGCTAAAAGAATATAAGGACGAGTCCAAAGCTTTCGCCACGGCCAGCGCCGCCGTGAAGGAAGGTTTTGAGTTGTCCAGCGAGATTGGGATCGAGCTTTCCGAAGCCATGGCCGGAACCCAGATTAAAAAAGACCTCGGCGTGATCGAAGGCGTCCTGCTCCTGACCGGCGGGAAGATCTCGAAAAACAAAACGCTTTACACTCCCAAAGTCCTGCAAGAAGCTGTCGCTCGGTATGAGGGGGCCAAGATGTACCTTGACCATCCTAAAAACGGCGAGACCGTGCGGTCTGTCCGTGACTTTGGGGGAACCTATAAAAACGTCCGACTGGAAGAAGGCAAGCGCCTGCGCGCCGATCTTCATTTGGTCCCGAACGAGAGCATCAGGAGTACCGTCATTCCCATTGCCGAGGCGATGCCTGCCGGCGTGGGATTGTCGATCAGAGACCGCGGCCACGGTCACGAAGAAAATGGAGTCTTCCTCGTGGAAGGCTTTGCGGGGAAGGGGCCATTCTCGATTGACCTGGTTATGGAAGCTTCGGTCAACGAGACGCTGTTCGAATCCAATCAAGGAGGTAGCGAAGACATGGACCGAAAAGAATTACTGGCAAGCGTTACCCTCGAGGAATTCCAGGAGGTCGCTCCAGCTCTCGTCGAAAAGATCAAGACCGACGCGAAAGCGGCCGCTCTGAAAGACCTTGAGGAACAGATCAAGGCCGGGAAGGAAGCTCCCGCCATCCTCGCGAAAGGCAAGAAGCTGATCGCGCTGGCGGAATCCGGATTGCCCAAAGACGTTATCGAAAAGGTGCGCCCTGTGGTCGAGCAGGATAGCATCTCGCTGGAAGGCGCGACCGCGCTTATCCAGGCGCAGAAAGAAATTGTGGAAGCTTTGAAACCGCCCACCAAGAATAATCCGGTGGTCAAGGGCCAGGGTGCCTCCACGGAAAGTGCTCTCAGCGAAGGCGAGCTCCCGAAGGACGAGGAGTTGGCCCGAGCGATCGAGGGCTAAGGGGGACTTATGGCTGACTTTGGAGGATTGTTACTTCTCAGAGGGTTCGAGATCATCGAAGACATGCCCGTCGCATCGGGCGCCGTCATCGAGATCGGGGACATGGTAAAGACGACCGGCACCGTGGTGCTGGCGAGCGCGGCCACCACCGATGATCTGACGATGATCGGAGTTGCCAAGGAAGCGCATGGCGCGAGCGACCCAGCAAGCCGGATCAGTGTAGCGATCCGGAACAGCCAGGCCGTTTACTTGGCGAATCTGGACGCTGCTGCGACGGTGACCATCGGAGAGCTCTTGCAGATGTATACCAGCTCGCCGAGCAAGAAGTTGACGCCCAGCAATACCGACGCGGTTGCTTGCGTCATAAAACCCGGCAC